CAAACGATTTGAATGACTACCACCACCACGACAAACATCGCAAATTTCCCATTCAAAAGGAATCGGCGTTTTTGTGATTTCACCATCATTCATTGCATCAGCAATAACTGAAATTAAATCTTGTTCGTAACGGTTAGCCGATTCAGCAATCAACGAATTAATTCCGTCATAATCAATATTCATGATCAGTCCCAAAAGTTGTTCTGAATGTTTTTCCAAAAATCCTTATTAGAAGGATGCTGCAACTTAGTCAACTCCTTCTCAAAAATGTCATTCGCTTCCATTACAACACCAGAAGCATTAGCCGCTTCTTCCATGTAATCACGAATGTCAATGACACGATCAATTCGTTCCATAAAGCATGGATCACAAATATAGAATCGACCATAGTTACAGTCAAACTGAGAAGTATAGCCACCAGTTACAACTGTAGTTACAGCATCAACTGGATTGTCCTTCTTCTCATCATCAGTCATAAAGTCATCCCAACCAAGAACAATATCCCGGTTACAAATGAAACAGTTGGCTTTGTTGTCAGTCATTCCACCACTTCTCCTGCTCCAATTCCTTTTCAGTAAAAATTTTCTTTGTACGGCAATCTATACAGGTAACACCACGATCACCGTCAGAGGTAACAAAAGAATTCCAGCAATGACCATCCCAACGGACACCCATTGACTTCCACTTTAGTTTGCGAATAAAACATTTCAAACGTTTCATAACATCTCCTTGTTAGTTAGAGCAAATCGCTCCTCACATTCAACGATTTCAATTCCGATTTCTTAACCCAGAAATAGTTTGACTTATGCAACAAAGCCGGAGTGTATTCCTTACGGAATTCACGCTCCGACTTATCAAGCCCAATCTTCTGACAATCCTCAGCCAGACAGTAATCATAACCAGCGTCGAAACGCTCATCAGAATACTCTGACTTACAGTAACTACATACGGCCATCAATCACCTCTATAAAGCCAAAGATTCCCGTACATGATTTGTAAGGTATCAAATTCATCTTGCGTGATCACTTTGTTAATAAGTGCTCGTCTACAAAAAGAATAAGGAGTACCATAGTAAAGATCTTCTTGAGCATTTTCCCGTGCCCAAATAAGAACTTTTTCTCTAAGGTCGTGGTTATTCATCATCATCATCTTTCATCATTTCATCCCAACATTCAGGATGAGTGCCTGAAACCAATTGCTCACGAATTTCTATGTTCAAATCAGGAAACGCATCCTGAATCAAATACCCTTCCGTCCACTTATAAAATCCCTCAGCATCAACGACAATTTCACCATACTCCTTACAGTGAAAACATTGCGGAGTGCTAATCGTTACTTCATCAATCATTTCAGATTCCTTTCTGAACGACTTCGTCAATAAACGGATTATTGTATTCTGGCATATCAGCCGTCTTGTAAATGTAAATCGAATGATAAGCGTCCTCGTAAGCCTTATGCAAACTTCTAGCATAACGAGATTCCGAAAGGAATTCCTTAGCGAAACGCTCAGTCCAACCGTAACGCTTCATCAAAGACTTGATCACTTCTTCTCTATTCACTTTGCCATCTCCTTCTTCAACTTCATGGCTTCATAGCATTCATTTGCCATTTCACCAAACCGATCAGAATCTTTTTTGTATTGCTCAATCTTCCGCTTCACCAAATCAATTTTCCAAAGCAGAAACGAAATCTCATCATTGCACTTAGAAGCACGCTTCAGATTATTCTCAGAAATATTCAAATAGCTTTCAGCCATCTGAACATTTTGCTCATCAGTCTGCTTCATGACTTTTTCAAGAATATGCTTCTTCACAGTTTTACCTTCACTTCCTTCTGATTACGAATTTCCAAAACAGTACGGCTACGAATACCCCAAATCTCAAGTTCACGGTCAATGTAAGCGTGCTGCTTAGCCAAAGCAACAGCCTTAATCTTTGCTACTTCCTCATAATCTTCTTCGGTCAAATCGCCATAACCACGATCTTTCCAAAACTTATCGCTAAGGTTAGGCTTAGTCCAAGAAAGAATCGGTTCCCATACAGGAAGCTTTGACTTACCCTTACCACCACCACGACGAGAAACAACAACGTCATCCTCATCAATAATCTCAAAATCAAAGTCAGTCATGTCATTCTCCAATCAGTTACCCGGACGGTTAGAAATATTAATAGTCTCATTGCCAATGCGAGCGTTATTGTCAATGTTAGCGACACAGACAGCGTTAGCACGATACAAACCCTTAGGCTGAGCGCAACGCTGAGCGTAATCTGAACCGTCAGGCCGAACCGCAGTCGTAATCAAAGAGTTGAGATAACGCAAAAACGATGACAACTCTACACGCTTGCCGATATCTGTACACAATACATAACGTGTTTGATATCCGTCACAAACGGTAAAGTAAGACTCAACAATACCGTAATCTGAACCACGAACAGTAATCCGTTCACCGATCAGTTCATTTGCCCGTTCCATTAGACGATCCACAACCGTACCCCTTCTATTAGCCAATACATTACACAACAAATACCCTGACATAATGTCTGACCATTAGGCTGACAAATAGGTGAGGCATCTGCTGACATAATGTCAGCCTACCAGACGGGAATATGGTGAATCAAGTGAAAGAACTAAAATCATGATATAGGTCAGAGAATCACAGGGAAAACGAAACTCTATTAACGTTAAAGCCCCGCTCCGGGTTTAACGTTAAAACCCCAACATTTTTAACGTTAAGATCTTAGCGCAACTAGTAACGTTAAAACCGACATAATGGGTAACGTTAAAGGCGACATTCGGGGCGTAACGTTAAAGACACCCGTATATTTTTTACTCAATCTATTAGAAAATTTAATATACGTTCCGAACCCAGTAACAGGCTCTAGGAAGTAACCAATTTCCTAATCACTTTTCAGTTTTTACGACAGTATCTAAGTAATCCAGCATTCTTCCTTCATACTTCATCCTGCCAAGATGTAAAAGTTCAATGGATGGATCAACCCAAACATCACCACCAAGTTTTTGCCAATAACGACAGAATCCATAATCTTCTGACAGCAGGCGATTAGTTTCATCATCAATATACGCATCAAAGAAGTTGTAAGTCCACTTCTTTTCCTCTTGAGTTAAAGAACCAGTATCATCAGTAAACTTCAAATGTGGATAGGCTTCAATCATCTGCTCAATAACAGTTCTTTTGATAAGCATAAATCCAGTGCCTGCATCGTAAATCCTTAAAGCACCATTTTCTACACTAATTTCACCAGCCCCTGACTTAACAGGATTGATTACATATCTCATACTCTTAGCCATGAGATCATTTGGCTGATGACCAGATGTAACTAGTTTATGAATCTTAGTCCAATCGAGAGCCTTGATCGGATACGAACCAGTCATAATATCCTTATTATGCCACAACATCTTAACAAGATCCTCATAGTCAAAACCAATATCGGCATCAATGAAGAGCAAATGTGTAAAATCTTTATTGGCCATAAACTTCGCTACAAGATTGTTTCTAGCCCTAGTGATCAAAGAGTCTGAAACTGTACTCAATCCAAACTTTAGACCTAAATCCTTAAACCCCATCGACATCTTTATGATAGACATAAAAAAAGGTTCAGTAACCTGTTGGTCATAGCATGGTACAGCAATTAATGGATACCAACCATCAACTTGGTCACGGTTAATTTCAATTTTTTGTTCGACTCTTTCAAGCATATGTAAATTATAGCAAAAAAAAACCCCGACCCTTTGACGGGCCGGGGAAAACTTAAGAAAGTTTTTTTATGAATTAAATCAGGAACTACGTGAGTTACGCTTAGAAGTTGTCTTTGCTCCTGCCTCTGAAGCATCAAGACCAACTTCTTCCTCAGTATTAAGAGTTGAGTCAAGGCTACCGGCATTGGTAGCCTTAAAGTACAACTTATTCTCATCCTTATCGAATCGGATAATCACCTTAAAGCCATGCTTTTTAGCCTGCGCACGAATACGCTGTTGCATTGAGTTATAGGCGTTACCTGACTCAATACCATCAATGCAGAAACGCTCACCCTTAGTTGCTGAGTCACGCAATGCACTAATGATTTCCTGAAGTTCCTCAGAAACTCTACCCTGACGAGTAATCTCTGGGAAATGGTCTACTTTGGAAATGCTGAACATTAATGTTCTCCTATTGTGTCGCTCACCATTTAGGTGAGGGTTTAGCGGATGAAACGGATGCCTCATCCGGTGAAACACAGACTAGCGGACAAGACTCCTGACTCAATGCACCTGCAATAAGATTCTGAAAAAATTTTTTAATGCCGCACCTAAACGTCGGTTCAATCACTCAGCGCTTGTTTCTTCGTCATTGCCCACCAGTTCTCTGATGGTATTTGTGAGTCTATTAACGACTGATTGAAGAGCAGATAACTCAAGGCGTAACCTGCTATTTTCCTGACTCAAAGAGTCAAGGAGGTCTTGAGCATCGACCCTCAGCAGTTCTTCAATATTTATAGATTCTCTAGCCATAATGATCCTTCTTTCCTTGTATTAATATCTTCAAATTGATTTGTTACTTGGCTAAGTTCTTGAACTTTTCCGAACTCTGGCATTTCATCATCAAATTCGAAGTCACTCTTAGGATACATTATTTCAACGTCAATTTCCGCATCAATGCCAATATTTTTTATACAGCCAGCGACAGCACCAGCAAGAGCATCAGCCAAATCCTTAGATCCAGTAGATGGGTGATCAATTTTATTATTACCAAACAGTTTTAACTTTAACAACTCTTCTTCAACAAGAAGATCATTCCAATATCCACGAATACGAGTGTCATAGATAGCAGTTAATAAAGTATCATAATCAGACTTCTTAACGCTATGGAAGTCTGCGTTGATTCCTTGCGCTCTTAACGACTGAATCATTTCAACAGATTGCCAGCGGTCAAACGTAACCAAGCCAACTTGAAATTTACGACACAAATCGACAATCATTTGTCTTACAGCGGCAAAGTTGATTTCATTACCAACACTTGCCTCCCAAGAGTAAATTAAATCCATATTCACAACAGGCAGGGTTTCTGGCCCCATAGAAGTTTGAATTTCTTTAAAACCACCACTAGAAACCATACACAAAGCCGCACGGTCACGCTTTAAAGCAAGGTCAACATGAATAAATCTAGTTTTACCATCACTACCATTAAACCAAGGTTTAAATGTGCCATCATCTTCATTTACAGGGTCATCAGAATAATGGAACGCTTTTCTAACTAGATCAGGATCTCTAAAGTAAGCATCAATCATATTAGGAGGTTCACACTCAAACCTCATCTTTGCTTCTATTGGATTGCGAATATATTCTGATTCCAATTGATGACGTTCAATGGTTGGATTAACGTCCCAAGTAGCAGCCTTAATTGTCCAAGTTTTAGGCTCACTTTTTTCATTTGCGTCATTAAATCTTGTTTCAATAAAGTCACCTTTATATCGTGGGAACGATAGTAGAATAACTTTTCCAACATCTGGAAAACGAGACATAACTGATAACTTACTCATGTTATAAATAGCAGAAGCCGAACCTTTAGATCTAATTTCACCTTTAAGTTCAGCATCAGTCTTAAACGCTGCGATTTCGTCAAGGATTACAGTCATAACTTCATAACCCTCCCAACCTTCACTTTCAGAGTGACCAGAGAAACACCTAACAGGTCTAGAGAAGAAAAAGATTTCAGAAACTCTAGGCTCAAATCCAACTTCATTAAAGAACGGCGACGATAGCAATAAGTTCTTCAAAGGCTCAAAGAATACTCGCTGAGCCTGCTGAGCGTTAACAGCAAGGTTCAACAAGTCGATATAAACGCCATTAGCCTTACCGTAATAATTTAGCGGATCTCTTAAACAATGCATCAAGTACGCAGTATACGCAATTGAGATTCTTGCACAGTGATCCTTACCACTGCCCTTCCCAAGCATACAAATAACTTCATTGTCAGTGTACTTGTTATAGTAAGCCTCACCCTCTTCTTCACCCATCAACTTTTGCAACGTAGTTTTTTTAAAGATTTGTGTGGAATGGCGCACAATCTCTAACTGGATCGGGGATAATGGGGGAAGTGAAAGATATTTCCGATCCTGAACAAAAGTCTGAATATCAACAGGTTCCTGTTCAAGTTCTTCTTGACGTAATAATCTGTCAAAGTCTTTAAATTCTAAATTGACTCCAAGAAAGTCTGACATATAATCTCAACCTTTATTTGCACCATTTTAGGTGCCCAATTTTTGGGCTTTTAATCAACGATCTCTGCATCATACACTTCCCTATCTGGGAAGGTGTCTTCTTGATTCATAATTTCAAATGCAAGAGATAGTTCTTTTCTTACTTCTTCAGCAATATCTGGGTGCTTAGATATTACATCTCTTAATATTCTAGAGAGAATCTGATTTACATTCTCTGCTTTCTGCATTCTTTGAATATATTCTGCGTCGGCATTATTCCCACCGCTTAGCAGTTTGTGCAACTGTGCCTTTTTAGTTGCAATATCACTTGCTAACTTTAAAGCCTGAATTCTTTGTGCGACCATTCCATGATCAGTAGCAATAGAAACAGTTTCCCATGCTTCTTTACTGATTTCATCAAATTCATCTAATGCCTTTAAGGTATTGTATTGAAGTTTTTCTAAAAAGTAAGGATCACTGTCTGCCTGTTGGGAGACTAGAGTTTTGTATTGCTCTATGTAATCTTTAACTTTTGAAACATTCATAGACATAAGGGATGCAATCTCATGATTCTTGTATCCCTTTACATGAAGGATTCCTACTTCCTGAACATCCTTCACTTCATCTAAAATTGTTTTTCGGCCTACTGATTCCAGATCTGACATATTCTATCTTTATATTCTTTAACAACAGAATTCCAAGAATATTCCTTATGAATAATTGTAGCACCTTTTAATGTATGCCGCTTGACTTCTTCATAATTATTAACTACATAAATCATTTTATCCATCAAGTCATCCATGCTTGGCTCTGCCCATTTCCCTCCACAGTTATATATTCCAGCCATTCCTTTATCTGACCATTTAAAATCTAATGGAACAGAGAGTTCAGCATATTCTTCGCAAGAAGTAGCATTAGTACAAATAGTCGGAGTTCCACAACCTATGGAATTAAACGGGATCATGCCCCACCCTTCCCCCATAGTTGGATAAATCAAACAATGAACAGATCTATAGAGTTCACCTAAATCTTCTTCTGATATTTCATAATCAATAACTTCAACTCTATTATGAGAACTTACTGGACCCAAGTTCATTACACCATCAGTAAATCTAGCGTCAGGTGGTCCAATCGACTTTATGATTAATTTAAAGTCTTTATTAGATCCGTATGTTTTTAAGAAAGCATCAAAAGCCATCTGTGTATTTTTTCTTGTCGATGGACTTCCAACATGTAAAAAAGTAAAGGGTCCATCTGGGACAGACTCTGATGGATAAAAATATTGAGACTCAATACCTAATTTAAAAGACCTGACGTTCTCATGCCCCGTGTTCTCCTTAAAGACCCCACACGCCCACTCAGAGGTCGTCCAGACCTCATCACAGTCGTTCAGTCGTGGAACCCAAGAACTCGGAATTTTTGTTGTTTCCCAATAACTGAAGCCAATATTGTAACAATCACCAAGTTTATAATCTACTGGTAGACAGTTATTAATCATAATATCTTGGTTTCCAAATTTAGGTGTCGGGACAAACTGTATCCCATCATTTTCAGAGACTAGCAAATCATATTCGTCAAAGATACCACTACGCAAAATATCCTCTGTTTTTACAAGAGGTAGACCTTCTCTTGTAAGCCCAGAGGATATTTTACTTGACGCATAACCATAGCCATCAGCCATGCTCTTTGACAGCGCTCTCCATACTATCTTGTTCTGCGTCTTCATTTTTAACTCTATAAAGAATGTATTCTCCAAGTTCAGAAATCTTCTCAAAAGATTCCTGTACTTTATTAATGATCATATCCCTCCTTTCAAAGAAATCGGCGGTAATGCTCAGCAATGGAACACTATCATATATTTTCTCAGTTTTCAGGTGGTATTATGTTTTTCTTAAAATTATTCTTTGCTAAAAACAAGCTTTTTACCAATCGAAACAGCCTGCTCATTTAACTTATCATAATCATACCCGTGCTCTTTGACGTACTGAACTCTATAGTTAAACCATCCTTGCACAGCACGCCAAAACTTCGGGTCCGTCATCCGCTCCAGTTCTTTCAATTCCTCATCATTCAAAAGAAAAGAAAGAACACCCAAAGGCATGTACACAACCATGTCATACCCCGAGTCTTTACCCTCTGTGTATTCTTTTAATAAATCCTGAAATGACTGAACAATCTTCTTAACAGCAGGGCCAGAATAATAGTCAATATTGCCATGAGCATTACGAATCCTCGGACAATAATCATCGACCGTCGTAACCGTCCCAAAGGTACGACAAATCATTGGTCTAAAACCATAGACCGTACAGCCATCTTTAAAGAATACACATTTACGCTTTGTCTCACCACCAACCTGCCATGTTTCATCAAACATAGCCTCTCTCAATGAAGCAACAACGCCATCCATCCACATATCAGCAAACTCTCGGCCTTGATCTTCAAGATACAAATAATATTGTTGTCTCAACTTAAAAGCAATATTTGCACACTCGGCCATATGAATAGTCAAACCAATAGTGCAACACTGACCAGACCCAAGACATTTGTACTCAGTCTCATTCTGCTGAGCCTCCAACATCCTGACCTGATTATAAATCATATCCAACTTAGCAAAAGTTGTTATATCTTTAGTAGTGACAGACTTCCTCACCTACCCATGCCTTTCTTCTTGATCTGATTCATCTTACGCATCTCACGACGCTTTCTCTCAACTTGTTCCTGCATAGGAGACTTGGGGCGACGCATACTTGTTTTTCCTAAACTACGACCTTTACCTCTGTATTTTAATAAGTCATACTTTGCTATCCAGTTATAAACAGCCTGAGGAGTGACTTCAATATTGTAAGAATCTTTTAATTTTTTACAAATATCGGTAAGGTTCATGCGTCGCTTGACGTACATATCGTACAGCCATTGCTTATCTTTGTAAGGCTCCATTGCCATATTCAATATAATACCATAGCGCAATACCAATTGCGTCGTTTATGTCCTCATCCTCAGTAGCCCCACCACAAAAATCATCAATAATTCTTCTTACACGGTCTTTACGCTCCTGAGTTAAACGTTTTTGTATCCCTTTAGAGCCAAACTCTTGTTCAATTTTAATTTTGTCCTCTTTAGAAACATTCTTGTATCCAATTTTATTTTTCCAGATAAGAGGATTGATATCAACAACGCTATCACAATACTCATCTAACACACCCCAACTATAACCAATGATATAAGAAATAATTCTACTAGACTGAAAGTTCTGAATATAGACGGATTGCTCAATAGCCGCATGTCTAAATGAGTGGTCTTCCCAGACATTGTAAAGCCCTCTTCTAATCACAGATAACTTGCTAGAAATTTCTTTTTTATCTCTAAAGTCAATTTTCCCAGTATCAACAATATTGAATGAACTTCCATCAATATCAAACACACACCACGCTAGTGAGTGTGATGATGGATCAATAGCAATGACTTTTTTAGACTTCACAGAATTTAAAAGTTTACTTAAACTCATCTCTAAGGGACTGCTCATCCCACCCCCAAGAAACTAGCCTTCTTATGTATCTTTCTCTTTTACACCTTTCACAGATATCCTCCGAATTATATGAAGAAAGAATTGTATTGCACTTTTGAGTAACACATACCCTTTTTTTATTTTTTGACTCTTTCTTTTTGTAATAATTCTCAAGCAGTTTTCTGTTTGTGACAATTCTCCTGCAATCTGGGGAACAAAAGATCGCATTATACGTTTTGGGTGTAAAGACTTTTCCACATGCCTCGTTTTTGCATGGAATTGCATTAAAATGATTCGTACTCCTCAACATCAGTCTCCGACCAGCACAAGTCTGCTAAGTCACACCTAGCACAGTGCTTAGAAGTACGCTTATAAGGACGATCTGGCTTTATGCCATCTTGAACGGCCTTATAAATTTTTCTATACTTCTTAAACAGTTTATCAAGAAAAACGTCGTCACGTTCGATATAGATAGGTAAAATTTGTTGATTATTTTTGTTTTCATAAATAACAAATCCACTATCTAAATTCAAACAATGCATGTAAAGATTAGCCTGACGAACATGATCATCTGAAGGCTTATGAGATAACTGCCTATACTGGAACCCCTCGGCAGAAATAGATTTCAACTCAATAAGTTTATGACCATCTAAATCAATAATCCCATCCGCTGTACCCTGAATAGGAGGATCATCGTTACTAACAGGAAATTCCTCTTCAACAAGAATTCCCAGACCCCTAAAATACTCATACAAACGATCATGAACCCTGTGACCATTATCAAAAATACGATACGTCTGAGGACTAAACGAAGGCGTATACTCAACCCCATCAAACATATACCACCAATATCTAGCACATTGATTAGTAGAACTAGGGCGGAAATAATCAACCTTTTTGTAGATAGGTTCATTGCGTTCTTGAAGATGTTCATCAATCTTTTGAACTAGTAAGTCCTCTAACTGATTTCCAGTTAATGGTTCAGACTCAACTATAGCCTTCTTTTCTGGCTGAGTATTACGAAGGGCACCTAAAGATTTCATTGCACACCATTCCTTGCAGATAGTTTCAAAACGTTAATATTTTCGCCTAAAGCTTCGTACATTGTTTTCCAAATGTCATTAATAAATTTATCTTCCATGTCCATCATGCTAGATTTTCTTTTAAACATTTGAGATTTTACAATCATTGTTGTTCTATAAGCGGCAAGTTGATTAGCATAACGAATCGCTTGACCACCAACATAATGCTCCGGCCTCTCAATGATGTCATTAACAATCTTCATGCACTCAACAAACTCTTCGGCTTGATCGCCCATTGCTTCTTTGATTGTATCAATATCAATAATAAAGTTGCTCAATTATTCTTCCTGTCTAATATAATGGAAAACAAATCAGTCTTCCTGAGGGACGGGGGGTGAAGTAGATGCCATGTTAGCACAGCCCATCCAAGAAAAGTCGGTATAGAAGTAGTCTTTCTAAAGAGGCCATTCTTGAATGCCGTGGACATCGTTTGATGACGACTAGACATAGCCCAGTAGTCATACATAACAACTACCACAGCGGTAGCAAACCATCCAATTATTCCGTGCTTCTCAATCCTCTTCATAATTATATTTGCGTTCTATAATTATGTCCTCTGCTCTTTGCAAAAATCCATAAACCAACTCTTCTTCAGAAATGTCTTCGTAATAAGGCATTCCACTTATAACACCAACAACATAATAAAACGCTGTTTCATACAGTTCTTCATTCGTAATCGGAGTCACGGATCAATTCCTTAAACACTTCCCAATCAATTATAGCAACCTTAGTATCAGAATCTTCGCCCAAAACAACAGATATGCAAGGATAACGATACTGACTTCTCCAAGCATCTTTTCTATGCTTAATCCAAGCAGTTCTGCTGAGAGTAAAAGAAGTTCCATTATGCTTGTAGTCTAATAGGAACCTATGAAACGTAGCGTCACCTTTCATAAAACCTCTGCCAGAATTTTTAACCGGCTTTGCTTTATCACGCTTTGCTTCTTGATTCTCATCTCTCTTCATACTTCCTCCTTAACTAACTAAAACTTTATAAATATCTTCCATTTGATCTTCTGTAAGTTCTATATTGCTAGTGCCATTCCACTTTTGTTCACCATAAGAATACCATGCACCACGGCGCTGAATAATATCGTTCTCTACCGCCATTTCAATTAGTTCACGCTCAACATCAATCCGCCCCTCTTGAGGAAGAACATAATAGTATCCCTGCGTGCCAATTGTAGGCAACTGCTTAGTCTTCTCAATAGTCCATGTAGCACGCTGACTCGTAATCTTATTTGTACGATCTTCACGCTCCATCTCTTTCTGTGACATAGACAAGAACAACTTGATAATATTATGCATGTTGTGATGAACTGTATTACCCATCTTAGCCTTCATAACAGCATACATACCGCTTAGATCTACAGTCTGGTGTGCAACAAAGAGCATAATGTTCTTCTCCTTGTGCAAATGATTAACCAGTTTCTGCAAGAAATAACCCTGAGATCTGGCCTGCAAACCCATCGCTTTACCGCCATCAGGCTTATCATAAAACTCTTCTTTAACAATATTAGAAAGACTGTCAAACAAGAAGATATGCTTTTCATCTGGGTGATTAAGATATCCAATCAAGTGCCTAAGAATGTCTTCTACTACAGTAGACTGAACCAAAACTACATCTTCAACATCAATACCGCACTTGGCCGCATACTCTTCAGAATACGAATACTCAGAATCAACAATGATCGGTCGATAACCCATCTTCTGAGCCTCAGCAAGAATTCTGAAGCACATAGTCGTCTTACCAACAGAGGGTGTGCCCCAAAATAAATGAGTTGCCCCAGTATATAGACCACCACCTAATGCTCTATTTAATCCAATACTAGGTGTAGGAATAATCTCATGAGTCGGAACTAAGTCCCCTTTTCTTTTATCTATAAATAACATAAATCTCCTTAGTTAGTTGGAACTGCTATCCAGTTGTCACCCCATACGTTATCACATTCGTAGCCAAGATTGGCGAGCAATTCGTGAGAACTTATGGAAGATTCTTTACAAGTTTTATGATTTGACTCATAACTAATAACTGGACGATATTTTTCTATTGTAGAAAGTGCGCCTTCAAGAACAAGTGGCTCATAACCTTCAACATCTATCTTTATAAAGTCACAACCTGTTAAAGATAAACTATCAACAGTAATCATATAAGCAGGCTCTCCGCCAGACCCAATTTGAATTCCAGCAAGGTTATACATATCTTGACCACCGTAACTAACATTCTCGTAACTGTTAAGGCCATCGGTTGAGAACGAATTCATTTCAACAGCCCCAATTTTATTACCGACAGCATTGTTCAAGCAGAGAACGCTTTTATAACCATTGCTTCTCAAATTCCTAACAAGTAGGCGATACAACATTGTTTGTGGTTCAAAAGCGTATATCTTACATTTAGAATTCAATGATTTGTAAATCATCGAATGAGATCCACAGTGAGCACCTATATCAAGAATTACTTTAGATTTTAAAATAAAATCTTTCAAATAGCTTATAACATATTCTTGCTCAAAGAACAAATTGTGTTCTTTTTGTTTGACCATTTCTTCGTCATTCTCATAGTAAGCAATCTTGCCATATTCGTTTTCAATATAAATGCACCCCGGCTCAAGCACTTGACTTCACCAGCCCTTTTCTTTCAATATAATTCTCCACTGTTATTAAAGAATTATCATTTTCCAATGTATAAGAATCAAGCCTGACCGCATCGTCCCAGTCTTTTACATCTTTCAACTTAGCGGCGTGCCAACCAGTCTTCCCAATCAAATGTCTCATCTTAGCATACAACATCGGGAAAACAACAATCTTAATTATCCTTTCACCGTCCCAAGCATAAAGGTTAGCCATATCCTTGCCTTTAGCGGTAGTAAAAGTCCTCGCACTCAAAATGTAAAGCAGACTTCTCTCAGAGTTAGAATCACCAAGACCAGTATCATACAACCATGAATACTCATGTTCTTTGCCTTTAGATCGCAACTTCACAAGATCATACAACTCACTATCTTTATAATCGTAAGCATCGCAATACATATGCAATGTACGATCACCAATCAAACAATATAGAAAGTCCCTGTTGGCAATTTCAGCATTCCTGTCACAAAATATGCTGACAGATGAAGATTCATCTTCAATCTCAACTCTCAAATATTTTGGTGTCTTTTTAGTAGATCTAACAACACCTTTAATAATTCTGAGTTCTGAATAGACTTCATGGAACCCCTCTATAGATTCAACAAACTCATCCATCTCATTATCGCTATCGGACAAGCCGGAAGCAAAACCAAGAATTGGCAAATAGTATCTTTCATGATCATAGCCAGAATCATGCCCAACCGATTGGAAAGCGCCGACCTTCTCCAAACTCTCCTTGAGAGGAGCCTTCACATGCCTCTTAGAGCACTTATTAATGAATTCGTCGTATGATCCGTAGGGGCGATGCTTAAAAATTTCACTAATTGCGCTGTTACCGCATCCGCTTACATTCCTTAAACCAAAACGAATCCCCTTACTATCAATAGTGAAATATTCACCAGAAAGATTGACATCAGGTGGCAAAATAGCAATACCTAAACGCTTAGCCTCCATTAGATAAGCAGTAATCTTGCCTTTCTCAGACTCGTTGTAAAGCATTGACCACACAAATTCTTTTGGATAGTTGATCTTCAACCACATAGTCTGATATGAGAGCATAGAGTAAGCAACAGCGTGCGACTTATTAAACATATACAAAGCCGCAAGTTCAAAATCAGACCAAATCTTCTCAGATTGCTTGCGAGTCAAATACTCGTTATTACAGAACTTCTCCCTGTACTCATCAAAGCCAGCCGCATCACGCTTCTTACCAATAATCTTACGTAACTTGTCAGCCTCAGACCAAGAGAAACCTGCCAGAACAACAGCCATCTGCATCAACTGCTCCTGAAAGATAACCGTTCCATAAGTCTCTTCAAGAATATCTTTTACAACCTCATGAGGATACTTAGGAGTCGCATCACCCTTCTTACAATCAATATACGCTTGACCCTGAGAAAGAAGAGCGCCCGGACGTACTAATGCATTAGAAACAACCAGATCATTAAAATCATCAATCCCCATACGATCAATAAGATTCCTGTAAGCAGCGGCATCAGCCTGAAACACACCCACAGTATTACCTTCATTAAAATTCTGAAAAACCGCAGGATCATCAAGGCTAAGCGACGCATCAGTAACATCAACACCGTAAATCTCCTTAATCTTAGAAATACAATCCTTAATAACTGAGACCGTCTTTAACCCAAGAATATCAACCTTGATAAGACCAACAGACTCAGCATCCTCCATATCAAAAGAAGTCACAATCGACCTATCACTACCAGAAGAACCCTTGCGAGTCTCCACAGGACAAATATCAGTCAATGGGACAGACGAAACAACCATACCAGCCGCATGAATACCAGTATTCCTAACCCTACCCTCTAGCTTCTGAGCAATAGGCAAAATATCAGGATACTTCTTAATAAACGTCTTGCCTTTATCAGTAGACTGCAACTCTTCTAATGTCTCAAAAAACGGAGTAACACTATTTGTCTCATCAAAAGGAACCTGAAAAACCCGTGAAACATCTTTAATGACAGACTTAGGTTTAAACACACCATACGTCGCAATAGCCGCAACATTCTCAGCACCCCAACGATCAGACAAATACTCCTTCACACGATCACGTTGCTTATCCTCAAAGTCCAAATCAATATCAGGATAATCATTACGATCAGGATTAATAAACCTAGCAAACAACAAATCGTACTTAATAGGGTCAACCTTAGAAATATCCAACACAAAAGCAATAAGGCTACCACCAACAGAACCACGACCAGTACCACGACCAACATCATTCATGTCAGCCCACTTAACCAAATCCCAAACCATCAAAAAATAGTCAGAGAACCCAAGACCCTTAATAATCTCCAACTCAGAATCAAGACGCTCACGATACACATCATCAACAAGCCCCTTATCCAAAAGCGCAAACTCACACACCTCACGCAAATAGTCATCAGAATCCAAAGACTTTATGTACTTAGGCAACAAGTTCTTACGTTTCTCAATACGAGCAGAACACTTCTCAGCAACCTCAACCGTGTTCTCCAAAAACTCAGAACTATCATAACCCTTCTCCCTAAACCAAGACAAAACCTCATCAGCAGGAGCAACATAAGGATTAATCTCATCAAACCGTAAAAAGCGATCAGGATACATCTGATTCAACTTATCAGTAACATTACCAGTACAATGAGCATTTTCCCTAGCATGGCGAGCCTGACCAGCATTCAAAGAAGGATACTGCGACACCATCAACAACACTTCCTCATCATGAGCATCATGAGCAGTAGGAAAATGACAATCAGCAGTAGCAACAACCTTCTTACCGAACGACGACGCTAAATCAATCAACCCATCATTCAACGACTTAGGATTCCAAGCCTGAACCTCATAATAAAAATCGTCACCAAAGATCTTAATAAACCGCTCAGACAACCTCTCAGCCTCAGCATGATCACCACGCTCAATCGCCTTAGAAATCGCACCACCCATACACCCCGACAACGCAATCACATCGCCATCAACAAGACTATCCAACAACTCAAAATCCATACGAGGCTTATAATAAAAATTATCCTTCCAGCCCACCTGATTCGCCTTAAACAACTTCTGCAAACCATCATTATTCTTAGCCAACAAAATCAAATGAAACCGCTCATACTTAGAATCAGAATCAGACTCAATAGACGGCACAAAATACGCCTCAATACCAAACAACGGACGCACACCAGAACGATCACACGCATCCTGAAACTTTAACACACCACCCATAGTCCCATGATCAGTAATAGCCGCCGCAAACTGACCATTAGAAGAAGCAATACGAGCAATATCCTCAGGACGAGACATACCATCCAACAAAGAATACTCCGAATGGCAATGCAAATGAACAAAATCAGTCATTTGGGATCTCCCTCACACACGCAAAAAGCAAAACAGCCCAAGCAATACCAACCTTCCAATTCCACAAAAACATAAAAACAATAGGCGACAAAAACAAGAACGTCGCCCAACCCGGCAACAACATATACTTCCTATCAGACGACCTAGGCATCAACAACAACCTCCAACAAAGAACCAACAGAAGGAAAATCCTCCCAGAACTCAGAATTATACCAAGCCCTCATCAACAAACAATCAACACCAGCATCCCTCAAAGCACGCACCTCATACGGATTATCCTCAACCATGACATCAGCCTTCAACTTAATAGCAAGATCAGACTTAGAACCCATATCCGCAAAAAACAAATCAGAATACTGCACACCCCACATATCCAACCACGGCCTAGCCCAACGCCTAGCCGAATCAGAATAACGAGCAGTCACAAAAAACACATCATGACCAACAGACCACCAATCATTCACCGCATACCAAGAATCAACAAACGGCTTCAAATTCTTCCAAAACACCGGAGAACCAAAAATCTCCCGAGTCAAATCATCCTCAAAAACACTCACAACCCAATGAGCATAATCAAAATCAGACAACCCACGAACATCTAGTTCTCTATTAATTCCGGCCACAAGATCGGTGACAACACCATCAAGATCAAGACAAATAGTAGCCATAACAACCTTTCCGTTGGAGGTGGGGGGATTGCTCCCCCCACACAACCAACAATCGCACCGTCGAGATTACCAACTGTCGTTATTAAGATCGCCAGTAGTCAAATACTGCTTCTGCTTCTCATAACCGAGAACCATATACACATTGTCCAACTGGTGCATAGTAAGGCCAGCGATGCTAGGATCTGGATCACTCTGACCGAGAGGGATAAGGCTATAATTAGTGTCCTGAGCGCCAGAACCAGTACGGCCATACTTAAAAGTCTGATTCATAATCGAACCAAATTCCTTAGCGTACTCCATCAACATAAGACCAACATGGCGCTGATTGAAAGTAGTATCAAGGATACGAGGTTCCCATGTACCATCAATCTCAACCGCAATGTTAATCAAAAGGTGAGGCTTAGGCTTCCAACGACCATCCTGAGCAATTTGCTCTGTAGCCCAACAGCGATAACCATGCTCTGCTGACTGGGCGGTCGAAGCACAACGCCACTTCCAGTTAATCGGTGAAGTAACAACCGGAACAATAATTCCAGTACCGGCTTCTTCATCGTAATTTTTTGAATCTTCAGTTAGTTCCTGACGGAATCTAATCTTATATGTATCACCTGACTGAAGGTTAAAGAACTTCTTTGCACCTCCAGCAGAACTCCCAGACTTAGGGATGTTCTTCTCAATATCTTTTAATGTTTTAATGCTTGAAAATGTCATTTATAATCTCCTGTAAATAATTGCTTGCTTTCAAGGGCTTGCTTAATTTGTGTTTCTGTCATGTCGCCGGGATCTTTAAGACCATCAGGTATTTTGACGGTAAACATCTCTTTGCCACGACATTCATCAAGTATAGCACGCCTCATCTCCTCACCAGCGTCATCTTTGTCAGAAAATACTGAGATCGAATCAAAGTATTTTTTGATCATCTTGACTTGATTAAGAGATATCTTTGCACCAAGGGTAGCAACAACGTTGTGGTACCCAGCCTGTGCTATCTTAACAGCATCCAAACTACCTTCGCATATAATAACACTATCATATGCTTTAGCGTTTTGAATGTTGAAAAGAACTTCGGCCCTCTTGAAACCTTTATTATAAAGGTAGCGAGGTTCCTGCCAATCGTGAATTGCTCTACCAATTAGGCCCACAAGTTTATATTGAGGATCACGAACAGGTATAACAACCCTATCCTTAGTTTTAGAATAACCTATCTCAAAGTGCTCTAGCATCGACAAAGTGAAGCCACGATCAACGAGAGTGCTAAGGTGCTCTACATCATCAGAATCGTAATCAATCTGAACATTGTCAACTGACAACTCTTCTTCTTTGCGAAAAGCAAGAGCCATATCAAGTTCACGTTGAAGATTGATAGGATCAAGAATCCATTCACGACCATACGCTTTGCCAGTCATATGTTTATATAACTGTCTAAAATTACCCTTCTTGCCACAAGATGGGTTAAAGCATTGCCATAAACCTGTCTTTATATTTATATAGCAAGCAGGACTATTATGATTGTCGTGAAAAGGACAGTAGATAGCAACCTCAGTACCAGACTGATTATGAATCTCTACCCCTTGGCCATTGAGCAGATCTAAAACCGCTTTTTCAATATTACCTGTAGAAGTGAATTTGGAATTCAAAGATTTCTCTCTTTGGATCATAATCTGTTATCAGAGAAGTGTCAGAGAACTTACCGTGCTTACTTTGCACTTCATCCTCAACCCATGCTCTTAGTCTGATAATTGTCTCGATATCAACAGCCTCGCCTTTCTCAATGTGAAAGCAAGATTTCTTATTAATACCTTCCTTCATCATCCTACGTCCCATTCTTCTTTCCAATCTCCTGTTTCTAGATTCCATCTTAAGTAAAACCCAAAGTGAGTTGCCCTTCTGACTTTTCTAGACACCACCTGAAACTGATCTGAATTAAACTCACGGTGAATTGCTAGCACTAAGTCAGCGTCATAAGCCAACTGTTTAGACCAAGCAACCTCTTCTAGTTCAGGCGGTCTGTCCCCATGACCATCAGCCATAGTCACTGCCGCAACGTCAATGATTGGAACATTGTTCTTTACGGCAATCCTTTTAAACGCCTTCGACAAATTCTTAGCCTTCTCGGTCTCATTTCTGGCACCGGTAGCATCATCAAACAAACCATGATAGTCAAGAATAACCATATCCGGTTGATACTGATCAATTTTAGCCTGTACCATATTCTGATCGGCTGTCTCTAAGCCCTCAGAGGTAATCAAATAAATAGGTTGCTTCCCAGAGAAGGTTCTTTCAGCCCATGATTCATATGTATCAACAATGTCAGGATTCGCTTTTATCAGATCGGTATTGGTAAAGTGACCTTCGCCATTATTGAGAAGAGTGTCAAGACGCTGACCCTCTTGCTTCTTATTCATCTCAAGAGAGATAATCATTGGCCGATATCCAGCCTTCCATGCGTTAACTGCAAATAGTCTTGCAATAAACGATTTACCAACACCTGTCCAACCTAAAAGAACAATAAAGTCACCTTCTTGCCATCCACCAAAGGTTTTATCAATAACATCAATACCGCTAGGGATACCAACATATTGCTTATCGGGATTTAGTGATCGCTCTTTAAGATCATCATACCGATCA